TTCAGTCGCAGCCTTACGACTAAAGGACATGAAAGCTATCTTAGTAGGATCCATTCCATCTTGAATACTCTTCTTAATTATATCAATTAAGGTTGTTGTTTTTCCCGTGCCCGGGGGTCCAAAAATTACTGTCTCCATTACTCTCCACAAATCCCTTTCGCATATATTCGTACTGCCTTGGGATGAATCTTCCAAGCTTCTTCAACAACATAATCTTCTATTAGTTTTTTATCTGCCATACACTCTTGTCTACTTTTAAACTCAACTTTAGGTTCATAAAAACCACATATTGACTTACCACCATCTATTCTAGGTGCCTCAACCAATACAATACAAAAAGCTATTAATACTTCCATTAGAACGGTGCCTCACCTGCTTCTATCTTCACGGGTTCTATTTCTACTTCTGATACGAATTCTGGTATACTCCAAACACGAATTGTTTTTGAATTTCCCGTTGATGTTTTAAATCTTTTTACAATAGAACTATCTCCACTGTTTATTTCTTTCAATCTCTCTTGCACTTGTGCTCTTGTATAAACGTCAAACTTTTTCTGTCTCATAAATTCCATCAAAGACTCGAGCCTAAAATAAGTCTTATTCTCTTCTGCCTCGGTGTATGGTTTACCTAACATAATCTCTTCGAAGGTTTGTGCTTGTACTCGCCCCGTACAATAAGTTTCTAACAAAGATATAAACTGCCCTTTGTATGTAAGTTCTTCGGGTACATTGATTTCATTACAATTCTCTAGTAATCCATTGATTTGTTCTTCCCAAAGATTATCTCTTAACTTCGGGGGCATGAAATTTAATTGTTCCATACATGCTCTTTGAAATAGTCTTGGAGTTTGTAATTCATCTGTTGTTAACTCAAGTCTTCTCCCACCTATATCCACGAACCATAGTCTTGGCTCCGATAAGATAACAGATAGTCCACTAATTGTAGGCATAGATCCAACACCAATACCATGCTTTAAAGTTCTACATACTCCTTGATTACAATGAGAAGACATAGGTTCTTCTTTACATAAATATTGATATTCTTTTTTTTCTAATGTGTTTTGTATTGCTACAACTTCTGATGCCGTAAGAGGCGGTGTAAAGTCTTTTGCATTATGTTCTTCTAATTTAGATTTCCAATCTTCGGGAAAAGCTTTTTGTAAGAAAACACCAAGATGAAAGGCAGCTCGGTTTCTCCCCCCTTCGAATATACCTATTGACATTAATGAACGTAAGCACGGAACATAGTTAGGATATAATTCGACTGCCCCACCGATTGGTATCTTTAAGAAATCTTTCGGATTCGTTTTGACTTTTTGTATCTCTTCAATGAATTCCTGTAACGAAGCATCCTTATACGTTCCCTCCTTTTTGAGGATCGCATAACGGAAAGTCTGTTCGGAATCAAAGTACGGTAAATTAATAAAGTTACCCACATCGCCCCTTTCGACAAGAACTTGTTCTTGCTTTGGGAATATTTCACACCGACCATGCCCAAGTGCTGCAGAAATCTCAGCAGCTTTGTCTCTAAAATCGCTCGCATTCATCCACTCCTCAAAGAAAAAGAATATGTGTGCACCACCAGATTTACTACGGCACACGATACACGGAACATTGAACTTCTCTAATTTATCTATTAATTCATTATGATCAAGAGGGTATTGATCTATATCTAAAGCACCAAACTTACACTTGTTATCTTCATTGATTGGTATGGCACCGACACCTTGTTTACCATCAATGTGTCTTTGCATTAATTCAAGTGTTAATGGATTTCTTACAATGTAAGATTTTGCTTTTTGTTTACCAGCCATTCGTTGGGTTGACACTTCTGTCTGCCCATGTGCTGATCGAAAACCTTCAAAGGCTTTCATTAATTCTTCTGCTAAATTCACTCTTCACTCCATAGAAAAAAGAGCCGTGGCTTGGAGGACATAGCCACGGCTCAGTTAATTAAAACGGTATTTCTTCGTCCTTCTGACTTGATGACATTTCATCGGCAGAAGCCGCAGCCATTTTAATTTCCCCTTTTCTAAAACTTTGATACATAGTCCTAGCCTCTAACATCATAGCCTCTAGTTCCTTTGTCATCTCAGTTACACGATCAACCTTGTAGTTATACCAACTACCTTGATCATTGCTTTCTGCAATAGTCTTAATAGACCATGCAGTTCCATAGAGAGGCATAGGCTTACCCGAAGGTAGTCTTATGCCATTCTTCATAGTGTTCCATCTACGAGAGACTTTTAACTGTGTCTTCTTCATATCAAGAACTGCTGGAGAACTTAACTTAGTTTCGGGATCCATCACTTGCACGAGATGTTGATGAGTCCTAACTAACTCATTACCAGACGGCAGAATTTCTGCCGCACCTTCACGAGTTGTTAAAGTTATGTCCTTATCATCGGGAGATAGTTCTCTAATGAAACCACCACCACTTGATCTAAGGGCGAACTCCAGGAACTTCTTTTCAAAGAAACAAGGTACAACAATTATTCCTTCTTCTGCTCGGAAGACTTGTTGAGACACAGTATTAAAGATGTCGCCTTGTTCGGCTCCCTTCATATACATACTGTCTTGCTTGTTTAATTGTGGCGATAGTGCTTGTAGTATCCTTATAAAAGGAATTTGCATATCGTCTGTTGTGAAGTTTTCAAGACCAGCACCAGCTTCCTCTTCAAGTAATGAAGATAAATCTGATACTGCTACTTCTGTCTTTGCTTTTTGTGCTACTGCTTGGGACATTACTGACCTCCTTTAATTTTTGCACGGTTACCAACATAGACTCCAAACATATCGTAATCGACCTCTTGACCGTTTTCGATTCTATTCTTTAGCCATGTTCTTAAAGTCATTGGGTGTATGTGGGTTTTTTGGGCAGGATTTAGCCCTTGCTTTGATAAATCATCAAGCACGGCCCCCGCTACATTATCTTGACCCATCCCAAAATTGACAACGACTTCGTTCTTAATTATATCAGCCTCGCCAATAGAACGCAGAAAGTTAAATGCTTCTGCCTTTCTATCTTCAGGAATTCTTGCTGATACAAATTTATCTACGGAGACTTTGTTGCCATCTACTGTCAGACTTTGTACTCCAAGCTCTTCCATTAATGAAGGTATGTCCTCCTCATCAATAGTTCGCTTTTTGTACTGCAAGTCTTTCAAGTATTGCTCGGCATCTTTGACTTGTTTATTTAAGTCAATCGTTTGCCTTATAAGTGAAGACAGTCTTTTAGTACCATCTTCTCCAACCTTATCAAACGCTTGAGGGTTGGCAGCTTCTTCTTCAAACAGTGAAAACACATCACTCATCTTTCTCTCCTTCTTGTTTAAAGTTTATACCCTTCGGTATTGGAACTAAGGTTTTAACCCCTAGCTTGTTGCTTGTCAATAGAATTTGTTTGACTCTTTTTCCACATGTATTCTTGCTTAGTGAGAAAAGAAATCTGACCGCCTATTGATCGATCATTGTCTTGCGACAATTCTTTTAGCATGTTCCAAGTCTTAATTGGTACTGCTACTGATTTCCATTTTTCTGAATCCATTTGATTCTCCCTTTTAATTGTTATGCCTATGATTTAATATAATGTCAAATAATTTCTTATTTATTTTTATACGGCTTGTTTTCTTGGTACTTTATATAGATTAGCTATAAATTTACGATTTTCCATAGACTCCAAATATAGTCTCGTCTCTTCTATACTTTTATCTAATGCAAATTTCCATGATCTTGCCGTAATGTCTGGATCATTAATGAATGTATCCATGTGTATTTTTTTAGTTACACCACGACACATACCTACGGGAAGAAATTGTATTTTTCTTTCGGGCAAACAAACCAAAGCTAATATATCGCAGTCTTCTTTTGTGTATGGTCTTTTTGGATTGTTACCTTTACTTGTTGTAAAACTATATTGCTTTCCGTTTTTCTTGTAGTTTTCATTCGTATGAGTTGATGTCTTTACTTCTATTCTTTGAGCAACGGGTACATCAAATCCTTTTATGGCAACTACATCTGTACCGTCTTGTTTAACCAGGTCACATTGAACTCCTAGCATTGTTAACTCGAAAGCTGCAAAAAGTTCGCCAGCCGTCCCCGTTAGTTTCTCCGATCTTATACTTTTAGCCATTCTAATACTTCCTCTCCTAATGTTTTGTTTGCTATTTTATCCTTTTGTAACAAGGACTTAACTATGTGTACATCAACTGTGTTGGGGCACACTAAATCAACATATAGCACGGGTTTATGTTGACCTATTCTATGACATCTGTCTTCTGATTGTTTTCTTGACTCCAGGTTAAAGTCATTGGAGTAGTAAATCACATTCGATGCAGCCGTTAAAGTTATACCTCGACCACCCGTTTGTGCATTACTGACAAAGAACCTCGTCTCTGGATTTGTTTGAAAGTTATGTATTGCCGAGTCTCTATCTTCTTGAGAGGTGTCGCCATAATAAGTGACCACGGAACCCGATCCATAGGCTTTAGCTAATTCATTTTTAATTTTCTTTATATCGTAACGAAATCTTGACCATATAATTACTTTGCCATCCATTTCTTCGATGACTTCCATCATGACTCTTATTCTATTGTTAGCTAACTCTATTGTTTCTCCATCATCATTCACAAGATATCCACAGAGTAGTTGTTGTAGTCTAAGAAGTCTTGTCATCACTTCGGGTGCCGACACCATATTACCATCTTCTAAATAGATAACGGATGTCTTCTTCATACTTATGTATTGATCTATCTGTGTGGATGTTAAATCTACTTGCCTTGTTGTGTATATCTTATCGGGTAAATCCAAGGCTTCTTTCTTGGTTGTTCTATGGGCAAAAAATTTTAGTTTCTGTGTTAGTTCTTCCAAATTTTTGTAGCCGACAACTTGATTAAAACTCATACTGCCCATTCTTTGTTGTTTGATAATGGCAAACCTTCCTTGGAAAGACCAATAGCTATCATATCCAAGAAGAGATTTACTTAGAAAAGCACATTGTGAATATAAATCTAGGGGCGATTGTGTTATCGGAGAACCCGTTAGTATTCTTTTATACTTGGCAGTCTCTCCAAACTTCATGATTGCTTTTGTACGTTTTGCTTTTACATTTTTGATTGTTGTTGACTCATCGATAGCGAGTAAGAATTCACTTCTGTGGGTAAACGATTCAAGGAACACGGGTGCTTTTTTTGTAACGAATGATTCTACATTCATTAGAAGTATTCTAAACTTATCTCTTTTGGTTACACCTTCGCTTAATTTTTTCTTTTCATTTTTTGTAGAACTAGCTTTCCATAAATATATATCTGCATCTATATCATCGGGTAAATGGATTGGTATCTCATTGTTCTTCCAATTCATATACACACCCTTGGGGGCGACAACTATTGCAGTATCAATTTCTTTCTGCTGCCAAAGCCAATATATATTGTCGATTAAAACTTTTGATTTGCCACAACCCATCTCCATAAAGTATGCGAAATTTTTCTTGTTGTGACTTTTTTGCAAAGCCTCCTCTTGATGAGCATAAGGCTTTGTTTTGTACTTGAATTGCATATAGTCCCCTTATATGAATGTTAGCGATGAACTCGCAGAATGTCTTTCCTTATATTTATTCCGATATCTTTCTTCGGGCTTGACGGCTTCAGGATCATCTGTTCCACTCCAATCCCAATCTGGTAATTCTCTTTCTTCTTCTGTTGTTAGAAAGGGTCCCCAATAGCCAGCCCATCCGTCTAAAGCATTTCTTTCTTTTCTCTTCCAACCTTCTAGCCTAGCTATCTTTTGAATCGTCTCCCCATCCGTCCCAATCTGGTTCGAAATGGATTGTGTATCCCTCCCCACTTCCCACATCTTCTTCGCTACTGCTACTGCTAGGTGTGGATGATTTGGGAAAAGGGATGACGTTATCTCTATCTTTAGAGTGTATATCTTTTTTTCCATTCTGCTTACTCATCATTCTCCTCCTCTTCAAGTCCATTCATTATACCAAATTTTGCAGACTCGAGGTGCCAAAGCACCTCGGCTGGGTCTTTCATAGTTGTGATCATCTGAACATATCCGTCTTCTACATTTGTTCCTACAATCAAAACTTGATCGAATTGTTTTGCAGCCAACTCACATACCAAAGGTACGGGTTTACCTGTTCTCTTAACTTTATATGGGAATTTAAGAATGTTGTCACTCATTTTAATTGAGCACCCTGGCAACAGTCCTCAATGACAGCATGACATAAAACACATTGCTCATGTCCATGCACTTCCATTGTTTGTAATGTGCCTTGACATCTTGGACAACGAGCAGCACAATGTGTCTTTACTTCTTCTCGTTTCCATTCGTAGTTTTCTTCTTCCATTTTTCATTTATCTCCGATCTTAGTGAATGTGTATGACCATTGTATTTCATCTCAGTATATTTGGAAGCTAATCTTCGAGCGTCTTGTGCTTCTTCTTCCATACCAGCAGACGCAAATTCAATTGCCTCATCCTCGAACCTCTTTATTAATGTACTTATGAGCCTCATAATCTTTCTCCTCAACAATGTCATAGTCAGTATCTATGTATTCATAACCCATGTGTTTCCATGTGTTCTTATCTATTTCTCTAGCCAATGCTCGCTCGATTGCCGTTTCTTCATTAACTGCATTTACTCTAACAACTTTTCTTACATTGGTATAAAGCACTATATAATGAGGATCAACTTTCGTATAATTATTTGTTGCTATTACATAATCTTTTTTACTTGCACTCTTTAACATTTTTTTAGTACTTGATTTCATTTTATCCCCCTATTAATTCTTCAAGTTCGTAATCACTTAATGTTTCCAAATAACTTGGATCATCAAATGGATCACGAGTTTTTACTTTAGGTTTACTTACCTTTACTTTTTCTTTTACAACAACTGTTTTTACTACAGTTTTTTCTGTTAAGAGTTGTTCTATTGTATTAAATCTATGTCCACAAGAATTACACTTACGTCTTCTTTTAATGGCAGATGCCTCTCTATGAATTTTCTTACAGAATTTTAAAGGTCTACTATCCACAACAGACGTAGCACTATTACACTTTACACAATTCATTTGTCCCCTTATATCCTTTCAAAAATTTTTTCACATTTATATTTAACTTGATGAGGAAAAGGAACCATGACTCGTGTCATATCAACCATCTCATCTATCCTCCCCATACATTCTTCTATCGTGGTGTAGCCGTTCGGAGCCTCCATATCATGTAACTCAAAACAACTCTTCTTGTCTCCCGATCCATGAACCAAGGAGCAAACTAATAACAATGCTTTGAACATTTAGATTCTTGTTTCGTTCAAAACTTTTTTCCAGGCCGACATAAGTTCATCTGCATAGATATAACCTCCGTCTACTCTTCTTAGATCTTCACAATTATCAGACACTACTCTTTCTAATCTGTTGATTGCTTCTTCTATAGGCATGTCTACTCTTCTATCTAAAGTTTCCATTGTAAGCTCCTAGTTTTTTATTAATTGTCCTAAATAATCTTATAAAAGTCAAGCAGTTTAATTTCATATAGTGTTTCTCTCATAATTTTTTGTTTTGTTTTTATTTTTTTCAAAATAGGTGTAACATTGTAACATTGTAACAAAAGCTCTGTAACTGTTGGTATACCTAGAGTATTCTGTTACACTTTGTGTTACACTTGTTACACTTGAACAAGGACAAGATGAAGCCGCAAACATTTTTATTCGTTTTGAATTGAAATAATATGAGAAAAAACCTATTATACTTTTATGGCTAAAGAAAAATTCCTTACTAATAGACAAAAAGAATTCTGCAAACTTGTGTGTGAAGGCATTTATAGTAATGCCGAATGTGCAAGAAGAGCAGGATATTCCGAAGGACAAGCATATAAGACTGCAAGTCTTTTGTTGAATGGTCGTGACTTCCCGTTGGTAACTGAACATCTAAAAGAACTCCGAGAGATTAGAGAAAAGAAATATGGTGTTAGCCTTATGGGTCAACTCAAACGTCTACATGATTTAAGTCGAGGAGCAGAGGCAGAAGGTCAATTCTCATCTGCGATTAATGCCGAGAAGATACGCTCTGCACTTGGAGGCTTAACTATAGATCGAAGAGAAACAACTCATCAGTTAGATCAATTATCTCGTGAAGAAATAGTAGCCAGACTCTCTGAAATAAGAAAACAACATCCATCTGCTTTTATTGAAGGTGATTTTAAGGTGGTCGGAGAGGATAAGGGGAGGACAAAACTCTCCGACCAAACATAAGCAATTCCTGATATTGCTCCGTGCAATTTCTGTTTAGCATTATTAAACCTGGGAAGTCAAGTAACTTCAATATTATTCCTCTCTGCATGATCTTCCAATTGTTCAATAACATTATCAATACAATCTTTAATTGTAAAAATAGTTCCGTTAGAATCTTTAGGAGATTGATCAAAAGTTGTAAACTTAGCCATTCTCCTTATGTCATACATATCGCACAACATATCTTCTATATTCATTTCATTAAACGCCATTTTCATTCTCCCAATCTTTACCATATAAATCATTATATAAAACTAATCCAAAATCATAACCTTGCTTATAGTAAGCAGAGAATAATTTATCCTCATCTCTGCTCCCATTAACTAAAGCATCAGTTACTCCATCTTTGAAGAAGTTTAAATAACCTCTTCTTTTTATGTCTATTGGTTTGTCCATTTCAACTCCACCTCCTCTTCATGCTCGATTGTATCTTCTAACTGAACCTCACATATTAGTTCTGCATCATCCATAGATGCTAATCTTTTTATAATGGATAATCTAATAGCATCTGCCGTTATAGATTTTTCCCAATCTTCAGTCTCGTGATATACACTAAAACCTAAAAAGCCACGACTATTATATATCATTTTTCATATCCTCCTTTAAAGCTAAACCTATTTGCATTGCTATTTGAGGAACTATTGCATTCCCCAACATCCTCAATCTTTGGGGTCTGTTTTTTTGTTCGACTGTGACTCTTGGGACTCCTCGAGGTTCGTCCATCCAATAGGATAACCCATTAGCCACTCCGTCCAATTCGCATTGAGTCTGCCGTCTCCCTCCTCTTGGAAAATCTTGTGAGCCAAGTCCACTTGTCTGCCGTCCCTCAATCTCTTCTTGTAGTATTCGTGATTCCCGTTGTAACTGTGTTTCACTAAACCTGCATTCGGTGTCGGATATTTCCACTCCTTCATTCGAGGTGGTCTCAGAGTTACTCCGTTCATCATTGCTTGAGCTTCTTGTTCCGTCATCTCTCCTCTCTCCACTTTCTTTCTGAAGATCAATGTCATTCCCTCCGAGGCATGACCGAATCCCTTTGTTGTTGGAGTTGGATAATTCGTTTCGTAAAGAGCCATTGTCTTCTTGTCCACTTGCTCCCTTAGATTGCTCGGTCTCTTCCGACCTTTTCTGTGACCCTCTTGCAATTTCTTCGTCCCCTCTTCCGATCTCGGAGGTAGAGCATCCATTGTATTCGGTGTCGCCCACATTTTTACAGATGATCCAGAGTCTGTCTCTTTTGTGTCTCGCTCCGACACTTGAAGCCGAAACAACAAATTGCCTCGTATGGTAGTTGATCCTTTCCATTTCAAAGAGTACCTCGTCAAGTCCCATTGAGACATGCCCATAAACATTTTCGAAAACACAATAAGTGGGTCTTGTTTGTTCAACAATTCTATGGATGTACGGAAAGATGTGGCGAGGGTCTTCTTCTCCTCTGCGATTTCCCGAGACCGAGAAGGGTTGGCATGGGTATCCACTTGTGAGTACCCACTTTTCTCCTTTGTTGATTTTGCTTGAAATAAATCTTCTTGGGTCATTTGCGATCTCCTTAACATCGTTATAAGTTGGAATGTCTTTCCAATTCTTTTTTAAAACTTTTCTACACCATTCATCAAAGTCGCAGAACATTATTGGTTCTGCGAACTTCGCCCATTCAAATCCGAGGGAAAACCCTCCGATACCACTACAAAGAGATACTTCTTTAATCACTATATATCCCCCTCTTTGCTTCTTCTTCTGTTAAAAGTTTTCTGATCTTTTCTTCTACTAGATCTGCAAACCAATCACTATCTGTAATGACATCAAATTTATGTTCCATGTAGTCTTCTAAAATTTTAGACATCTCTAACATTTTGTGATCTATTGCCTTAATTTCCTGGGCATTCCCAGTCCAAGGTGTTTGATCTTTCATTAGTCTTTTCTCCTATTTAAG